CCATCATCCTCATCCAAAGATCACCTCTAATAGTGCAAGCACTCTAGATGTGACTAAGGAATAGAACCGGGATTCTGTCAGTCGCGGCTGTAAGGTCGAAACAGAAGAACTTTTGTCCAGATTTAGCATTAGAAACCAAAAGTTTCAAAGGTTTAATCTGATCAAAGGTTCCATCAGTTTTCTACTTTTTCAAGAATCTAAAAATAGACTCATGAAGAGGTTTAAGACTACACTGAATCCACCAATTAGCCATAGCGACTATACGGGCTTTTCCAGCTTGATCATAAACCACGCCAAGTTTTCCTAATATGGAGGGCTTCTTCAGTTTTAACCAGATTACCGCAAGGTAGAATGGACTGAATAGAAGCAAAATGGAAAGTAACCATAATGGATAAAGTATAGAACCAGTCAAAAGACTGATTCTAATATACACTAGAAGGTGACTAGGGTAATGGATGAATGCAAAAGCATCCCATCCAGAACACCAAGTAGCTCTTCGACCATTTGGTCCAGACTTTTCCGAGAAATGTCCCACTTGAGGACCCCACTCGAACTTCATTTTTAAGGTCTTAACCGCCAGGGAGATCTCCTCTAAAGGGAGGCTCCTACTAATGCCCTTAAAAGGGGCTAGGATAGAACCCAAATCGGGTTTTACTGGAACAGGAAAGACTCTAAAAACTTGGATCAAGGTTAAAATCATCCTGACAGCTGCTACATTATCTTTAGGGGCTCTAATGAGTCGTCTAAGGTATAATGGAATAACTGTAGGAAGTCCGGTAGAATCTGTCTTCACTCTAATCTTTAAAGGATCAGAATGGGTAGGATTCCCTGCTATTGCATGAATAATAAGTCGGAAGCATTCCTTTAGATATCTAAATGAATGAGGCCAACCACTCTATTTAATTAGAGTTACTATTCTTGTCAATAACAATCGTACGGAGGTTTTGTATTCACTCATCCCGAAGAAAAGAAGAGGAAAGTTACCAAATCTAAGGATTTCCTTAACGGTTATCCAATTAGATTGCGGGTCACGGCGAATATTTTTATTGGTCATGAAAATGATTATTATTAATATAAGTCCTTACCCCTGGTCCTGGCTCTCTTTCGCCTATGGTTAGGGGATTAGCCTTCACAGGTTATCCTTCTTTTGTGTACAAAATGGTCAATCCTTTCGGGGATGATCAGATATACGATAGTCTTAAAACTATGATATAACTGCTACTACTTTACGTAGAACTACATTGTAGATTCACAAATAGAGTGGGAAAGAGTTACTAACAGGGATACCAATCAACTGACTGGCGTCTCTACCGTCTTTCGACTTGCTAGATCTCAGATTTAAGTCCAAGAAGGCGCGGTTTGGGGTCTCGAGAAGAGCATGAGGAGGAACAGAATTTCTTCGGGGCCTGCCTCTACCACTGGTTAATACCAG